AAAGGTGGTTCAATAGTAACTGTTGCCGCATTACTTGAGCTTGTAACATCAGCAACAACCATATAAACTTTATCGTGCGAGGCAAACTTAACAAAGTCTCCCGCCTTAAATCTGCCTGCACCATCGCCAGCGAATCCGTCCATAGCTATTGTTGTATCTCCAGCAGATTGTGCACCATTAACTAAAACTGTTCCTGTTTCACTTCCTCTTGCATCTTCTATTTCTGGTGGGATAATAGTAAAATTTTCTTTTCCACTTCTTTGTTTAATTATAAAAGACATTAACTCTCCATAAACATCTGACCTCTTTGCAGTTATAATTGAAGCTGTAAATGCCCATCTTTGAGAATCAATAGTTCTTGATAATTTTTTTCCACTAATTGATTTAGATATAATTGTACTTTGAATTGATTGAATACCTAATGTTTCAAATTTAGATGTTGATATAGGAAATGCACCACTCATTATACTAACTCCCTCCTACCTTTTTCATTTAAAGCATTATTTATTATTGAAGTTATTATACCTCTATTTTCTACTAACACACTGTTAAAGCTACTTGAATCTATTGCTTCTATATTGAAATTAACATTAACACTTCCGCCACCTGTACCTCTTGCATTTTGTGTAATTTGTCCTGTTTGATTTGGAACGAATAACTCGGGACCTCTTTCTCCAACCATAACAGGTTTCCCTTTTGATACTGCTCCACCTTTTGCAAATCCAAATAAAGATAATCCAGCCTGAACAAAACCCAAACCTGTATTTTTTCTTAGTTCTTTACCTTGTTCTCTTAAAACTTTTAATTTTTCTTGTTCTTTTTTTAATTGTATATCTGCAATAACAGTTCTTATAGTTTCTTGAATAACTATTTGAATTGTAAATGCTAAAATATCTATAAGTAATTTTTGTGCTATTTCTTTTATTGTCATATTTAATTCTTTACCAAGAACTAATGCTTCTGCTAGTCCTCTAGAAAATGCTTTAATTCCACTTTGAGCCATTTTTGATATTGTTGTATTAATACTTTCAAAATCTTTTTTAAAAGATTCTAAAATATTGTCTTTAATTTTTTGTAAACTAATACCAACTTTGTTAGTTTCATCTTTAAAATTACTTGCCGCTTCTGTTAATTCTTTCATAGATTTTTTAGAATCTATTATGCTTTGATCTATTGCGGCTATTAGTTTATTTGCTTCTCCAAATAATCCTTCTAATTTTTGTGGGTCTGTATTAGCTCCAAATATTCTTTCAGATAATTTTTCTAAATCAACATTCATTTTTTCTAA